AGTCCTTACGCTCATCCAAGTATCCCCGGCGTGATCTGCACCGTTGTCCAAGTCGCTTCCGCCTGATCATGGCTGACACCCGCCGAGAATTGATCCTGGCTCGCATCAAGAGCAATCTTGACACCATCACAGGCGCAACGGTCTACAGGAGCCGTGTGGAGCCTTTGGCACGCGGAGAGGTGCCTGCTGTCATCGTGGAACCGGTCAACGACCAGCCGATTGATACCAACTTCTACGACAAGTTGGACTGGACGATGCGGGTCAGGATCACCACCCTTGTTCGCGCTGCCATTCCTGATGACGATTCAGATACCTACACGCAACAGGTGCATCAAAAATTGATGGCCGATCAAACCGTCAACGGTTATGCACTTGACTTGACACCTGACCGCACTGACTTCAGTCTTTATGAAGCTGATGTGCCTTTGGGTATCATTAGCCAAGACTTCCTTGTGCGGTATCGCACGAGCAGGACTTCACTAACCAGCGCCTAACATCATGGCTAAGATTGAAAGGGAAGTTCCCAATCCCGGAGTGGGCGGCAGCTATTTGTTTGACCCTAAGTCTGGGAAGCTTACACTGATCACAGAAACCGCCGCTCCTACCACCGATGGCACTGACTCGGAAGAAGTTTCTGATCGCGAAGATTGAGACAACCTATGGGACTGACCCTAGTCCTGTCGGCGGTTCTGACGCGGTTCAAGTTACCAACCTTGAAGTAACTCCGATTGAATCGGACAACGTTCAAGCGGCTTCTTATCAAGGCTTCCTTGGTAACAGCACCCGTGGCACTTTGGTTGCCAACAAGCGCGTCAGCGTGACCTTTGATGTTGAGCTGGCTGGTTCTGGCGCTGCTGGCACCGCTCCTGCCTTTGGTCCGCTGCTGAAGTCCTGTGGCCTGAGCGAAACCACTTCCTCTGGCGTCTCGGTGACTTACGCCCCGGTGAGCAGCAGCTTCAGTTCTGCCACGATCTACTGCTTCTACGACGGCACCCGCCACAAGATCACTGGCGCACGCGGCACTGTCAGCTTCAACCTGACTGCCGGTCAGTTTGCTGTTGCCAGCTTCCAGTTCATCGGCATTTACAACGCTCCTGACGACACCGCCGTGTCTGGCTCCTTCACTGTTGCCAACCAGGCTGCTGCCATTGAGGTCAACGACACCAACGTGACCACGGCCACTTTCCACGGTGTGACCAGCTCCCGCATTGAGTCGTTCGACATGGCGTTGAACAACGAGCTGCTGTACAAGGAAACCGCTTCCAACAAAGAGGTTCTCATCACCAACCGCGCCCCTGGTGGTACGGCTGTGATCGAGGCTCCTGCTGTTGGCACCACCGACTTCTTTGCCAAGGCTGTTGCTTCTGCCACTGGTTCTACCAGCCTCGTGCTGGGCGCCACTGCTGGCAACATCGTCACGCTGAACGCAGCGCAGACGGATATCACCGGTTGTAGCTACGCTGATACTAACGGCGTAATCGCGCTGTCCATGCCGTACTTGGCTCTGCCCACTACGGCTGGCAACAACGAAGCTTCGCTGGTGTTCACTTGATTTCTGTTCATGGCTTTCGTCCTTAAGAAGACTGCTTCCTACAAGTGGGAAGTCAAAGTTGAAACTCCGGTTGACGGGAATCGCTTTGAGACTCAAACGTTTGAAGCAGTCTTCAAGAAGATGAGTCGCTCGGCTTTCAACGATCTCATTGACAAGGGTGATGACGCTCTTGTTGATGGGATCCTTGAAGGCTGGGAGTGCATCAACGATGAAGCTGGCAAACCGGTTCCTTTTACTGAAAAGAACAAGAGGGAGCTGTGTGACGACCCCTACGTCATGAAGGCTTTGATTCAAGCGTATGCCGATAGCGTTACTGGAGCGCCGGCAAAAAACTAAAGGCCGCCGCTGAGTACTGGGCGAAAGGCGGCGTTGTAGACGAACGTGAGGCCGATCTGAAGGCTCTTGGCGCCAGTGAGGAGCAGATCGCTGCTGCGCGTTTGCAAGCTGTTCAGCAGGACTGTGAGATCTGGGAGGAGAACTGGGACATCGTGGTGATGTTTATCCGCATGTCGACGCAATGGCACACGAGCATGGCGGGACTGACAGGATTGAACTACCCGAGTCTTGAATGGCTCTGTAAGCTGTATTCAGTCAAGGATCCTGTCGCTGTCTTTGAGGGCGTTCAGGTCATGGAAATGGCTGCCCTTTCCGTTTTGAATGCGAGCCGCAAATGAGTTCAATCACCTCGGAAATCAAGCTGCGCATCAAGGCTGAGGGCGAAGCAGTCTTCCAAGGGCTTAGTGCGAAGTTAAATAATCTTGCAAATCAAACAACAATATCGTCTGCAAAATTCAAAGTTTTATCAAATGAACTGCGCAATGTTCAAGAAAAAACTGGCGCCAACAGCATAAAAACTCTCAAAGACTATGCCGCTTCTTGGCGTGAATTGGCGAACAGTGTTGATGTTGCAAGTAAAGAATTTAAGGACGCAACTGCTCAAGCCTCAAAGTTTGAAGCTCAAGCGGCAAAAGCACAAGGACGCCGTGGTGGTGGTGGAGGCAGGATTGGAGCTATTGCAGCAGGTGCCAGTTTTCTTGGACCAGATGAGCTGATTGGTGCTGCTGGTGGCGCTGCGTTGGGAAGCGTTATTCCCGGTGCTGGTACTGCCGCTGGTGCAGGTATTGGCGTGGCTGTTGGCAGCATGGTTATTAAACCATTGCGGGAAGCTTCAGGGGCTATTGCCAAATACAACAACGATCTCAATCTTGCAAAAATAACCCTTGCTCAAGCCTCTAGCAGCCAAGAGGATTATTCACGGAATTTGCAAATTGCAAGAAAAGTAAGCGAAGATTACGCGATTTCTCTCAAGGAAACAATTTCGGGTTACGCACAAGTTTCAGTAGCTGCGCGTGCCAATGGATTGAGTCTGAAAGAAACAGAAACGATCTACAGGGGTGTTGTTGCTGCTGGCGTTGCGTTTGGTAAATCTCAAGAAGATATCAATGCAATTGTTCGCGCCACCGTTCAGGTGCTTAGCAAGGGCAAGGTAAGCGCCGAAGAAATGGGCGGTCAGATTGGTGAACGCTTGCCCGGTGCTGTTGCCAAGTTTGCTGCAGCCACTGATCGAACACTGCCGGAATTGGCAAAAGCTTTTGAGCAAGGCGAAGTAAAAATTGCCGACTTCGTCAAATTTGCCAAGCAACAATTAGATGATTACGACGAAATTGCCAAAATCATTGGTGATTCGCCGGCAAAGGCAGGTGCCCGACTACAAATTGCTTTGGATACTGCAGGCGAAAACTACGGCGGATTCTTTCAGAAGATTGGAGCAGGTTTGCAAGACAGCCTTGCCAAAACAATTAGCTGGGCAAATCAATCGGCCGTGCCCATTAAACGAGTCGCAACTTTGTTCTTTAATCTTGGTCGCGACATAGTCAAAATTCTGGTATCTATCAGCAAAAAATTACTTGAATTTGGCAGTGGATTTGCAAAAATATTTTACGATCTTGCAACGTTCCTTCCCCGTCAAATAGCCAAAGCATTTGGCACTACTCCAGAAAAAATCTTTGGCAAAGCAATTGGAACGCTTAAAGAAGGCTTTAAACAATACACTTCAAATTTTGCAGATTATTTTCCGACTTTTGAACCAGGTGCTGGTTTGTTTGGCGGTGGTGAAGGGGCAACACCCGGATTAGACACAGAAGGGGCGGCAAATAAAAAAGAGAAAAAAACTAAAAAAATTATTGATCTTACAAATGAACAATTGCAACTTGGCTTGGACACCGTAAACCTTGAACGACAAGGTCTTGATATTCGCGCCGAATATTCAAAATTTTTGCAACGAGAACTTGATTTGCAGAAGAGGCTTGAACGCGGTCAGATTGGCGTTAATCAAGCAATTCTTGAAGGCGCTCAATCTCAGCAGCAATTAGAGCAAGCAATTGAAAATGCATTTAAAGGATATGGCAAAGACGTGATGAAGGCTCTGGACGAAGAAGCGGAAGCAAGGGCGCAAATTAATATATTAATTTCAGATGCACAATTTAAAACAAAAGTTTTAAATGAAGAAGATCAGAAGCGTGTACAAATTAATCAATATTTGTCGCAAGTTATTGAAAAATACGCCGGAATTTTAAGTTCTGAAGAACTTCTTGAGGCTATTCGTAAAATCAGAGAAGCAATGGAGGGAACTGCAAAGGCAACTGGTAGCTTTGGCGAAAAGGTTGCCAAATCATTTGCTGATGTTGTCAAAAGTTCTGGCGATCTTGCTAATAATCTTGGTACAACACTTGGCAATGCATTTAATGGCCTAGGCGATCAACTTGCTGATTTTGTAACAACTGGAAAAATGCAATTTGCGGATTTTGCGCGATCTGTACTAAATGATCTCGCCAAGATTTTTGTTCGATTTGCATTGTTTCAAACCTTGAAAGCCTTGATTCCTGGCGGTAGCGGACTGGCAAAAGCCTTTGGTTTTGCTTCTGGTGGCATCATGACTCAACAGGGTCCACTTCAATTGCGTCGTTATGCAGCCGGTGGCATTGCAACTAGTCCACAGATGGCTATTTACGGCGAAGGAAGCCGTCCCGAAGCCTATGTGCCGCTACCTGATGGCCGCACAATTCCAGTGACGATGAAAGGCGGCTCGGAGATTGGCAATGTTGTCGTGAACGTAGACGCCAGTGGCTCTAGCGTTGAAGGTAACGGCGGTCAGGCCAACCAGCTTGGCAAGGTAATTGGTGCTGCTGTGCAGGCAGAATTAATCAAACAACGTCGTCCTGGAGGCTTGCTTGCGTAATGGCTACTT